GTACATTCCCTCATTGAATAGCACAAAGATGCCTCCTGGTCACCATAGCTATTCATGTAACGACCGTTCTTTGTTTAAGAAAGAGTGGTTGTTCATGCCCTGGTGCGCGGGTACGAAACCAGAAGCCACCGTTTCACTGGCGGAGTCAGCGCGAAAGGGAGAGTTGTGTCTCCGACCAGCACAAGGGCAAAGTCTTGGTTCAGGACCAGAGAAGCCACGTCCTCCATCCAGGTAGGGGATGTATCAATTTGTTGTGCTAGTAACATACGAAGGGTCGCAGTCCATTGAGTGTGGGTGAAGGTGTGCTTGGACCTCCCCATAGCCTGAATGCTGAGCGCAACGGCTTTTGCTGATTCGTTTTGCGTAATACCACGAAAGGTGATGTTGTTCCACTCGAGGCCTCCGCCCATAGTGCTGATTCCTGTATAGTCGGGGAGAGGCCATACAGGTAGCTGTGTGTCCCCTGTGTGTGGCTTCCAGGCACCATCCCATTCTACCCTGTGGATAGTAAAGAACTCGCGGTATCCAGCATGGCAGAAGACAGAGACCACTCCTCTGTACCCTTGAGTGCGCGAGGCTGTGGCTATAACGTTGCATGCAGCAGTATCAGATAAAACCCATCGAACAGCTAAAATAGACCCATAGGAGAGAGATGAGATCCGGCTGAAGCAATGCTGCAGATCAGACCACTCGAGTGGGGTATCCAAGATAATGGTCCTGTGGCCCGACAGATCCTGTTGCAAGACATCCCAGGTCTCGGAATTGTTGAGGTCTCCTCCTGTCGCTCCAATGCTAGCTAAGCTGCGTGACACTACTGTGGGACCATCTGTGTATGTTGTTCGCGCTATGTCTTCTATAGCAATATCCCTGGCCAGATCGTGTTTTACCAGTGTTGCAGCACCCGCTGCGATGGCAACATGAGCGGCTCCTCCATTTCCTGATCCAAGAACAACAACATTACGGCGTGCAAAAAGAGAAGACAGAACCCAATACGAGTACACGGCAGGGGCATGCCGTCCATGCTTCCTAATGCGCCGTCTGGCCAAGGAGAAGAGGATAAAGGAGCGGTCTTCTTTATACTGACGTCTCTCTTGCAGACAGAGGGTATTTACGGGCGTGTGGGTTCTTATGTTCGGTCTCAGGATGCTCATCGGGGATCCTGCCAATGTGGGCCGAACTGTAGCTTGTGCCGTTGATATACGTCCACGCATGGCACGCAGTATCTGTACCTGAGATCGGTAAACGCGCTTTATTAAATGTCCTTCCGCTAGCGCCCCTGCTTCCTCTGCCAACCCTGGTTTTTGTTGTCCTGTTGCCCATTCTGCTATAACACACGCTAGATGGTAGATCCCATTTGCCTTTCCCCCCGCTGTTTCAGACATCCGAACTGCTTGTACCAGATTTCGTCGAGCTAGCCGATATCCGTCTTCTGCAGACAGCTCGCCCCTAATCACTGCACGTAATGCGATTCGCTTGACTATACTCTCAGCTCGGAGCAGAGGAATTTCTTCCTGGTCATCATCGAACACAAGCTCCAGAAGATCCGTGTGAAGCGAGGTGAGTTGGTCCAGGTGCATGAGTACGGCAGAGGTGATTGCCCCGACTGCCGTATCTATTTCTCTTGCCCGATTGTATGCCATGGAGGTGCTTCCGAGATACTCTTGTGCGAAGGGATCATCTGCAAAGATCGGATGGCGTGCGGCTCGCACTAGGTGAGCTCCAAAACTAGATGCTAAGCCTGTCACCACGGGTAGCGGATTCCACCGCAGATCCAAATGCGACCGGCTGAACATAGCATCGATAACGAAGCGAGAAATTGCGACAGATACTCCGTGCAGGACATTTGCCAGTCCTAATCCCCGGAACTCGAGCAGGTCAAGAGGGAGCCGTATCGCACCGTATCCGAGGTCAGCGATCAGATGAGCTGTGTGTCTGTTCATTAGCTGTCGATAGGCAGCTTGGTATGCAATGCGCGCAGGCGATACGGAGGCTACGTCAGCAGCTGCAAAAGGAGAGGATAAGATGGTCTCCAGAGGGCGCGTGAT